GAATGATCTCGACGGAGACGGTGTCCCTGAGGATAACGTCCTCTGGATTCATGACCGCTCACGTCTCCTCATTGGGTACTGTGCTTTCCCCTACTGGCAGGGTAAACCATTCAAGAGTCTGTCAGTGTTCCCGAGACCGAACCGCTTCTATGGGTTCTCGATCCCTGAGCGTCTTCGCGGTCTTCAAGAAGAAGTGAATGCACAGCACAATGCTCGTCTCGACGTCATGGAGTGGGGCCTAAACCCGACAATCCTCAAAGATCCATCAGGTGTTCGTATCCGTAACGAGGATATGTCCATTGGCCCTGGTACCACGATTGATGCGAAACCAGGATCAATCGAGTTCCTTCAACCTCCTGGATTACCCCCTGCAAACATCACCGAAGAGCAGATGCTCATCCAATATGCGCAGAGGCTCACTGGTGCCCCACAGGCTCCTGGAAGCCCTCCTCCCGGCTCTGTGGGCGCTCCACAGCAGGGCAGGCAGTCTGCTAGGGCGGCTCAGTCAAATGCAGCCATCCAGGGCATGTCTACGAACATGGTCATTACGCATGTCCGCGAGTGGATGCAAGAGATTTTCATGTACATCCACGGGTTGTACAAGCAATACGGGAAGAACCAGGTTCAAAGTGTCGATCAGACCTCCACAGGGAGTATGAGAGTCACCCTACCGAAGGAAGTCATTTGCCTGGATTACACCCTCGGTATTGCCGGCATGGGTGGACCGATGGACAAGGAGAACCGTCGTCAGGACATGATGATGTTAGCCTCCTACGTCGAACATCTTCCGTTTGTGCAGGCAGACATGCAGAAAATCTGGAGAATGGCCTCGTACGTCGCGGAATGCTACGATATTCCCGAGATTACAGCGATCCTTGGTACGCAAGAGGAAGCCCAACAGTTCCAGCAGGCTCAAGCACAGGCTGCTCAACAACAGCAACAACAGCAGATGGCTCTCCAGGCTCTAAGCCACAGTAAGGTCGAACAGACTCCGGCAAAACCCGGTGCGCCTCATGGATAGACGAGAAGCTCTCAGCTTCGGGCGGCAGTTCCTAGATTCCCCAGCCTTTGTACACATTTTCGATGTCGCCTTTGCGCCCACGGTGAGAACCTGGGCGCATCGTCTTCTCATTGATGAGGACCTTCCAGAAGGTGAACGGCGTGGAATTGTGATCGCAATGCGAGAACTTTATGTAGGATTTGTGAGAGCACACGAGGAATGCAACTTGGAAATACCCGAATGGTTAAACAAGGAGTTTTTCCGTGCCCTTATATCCGACGAGTGATCCTCAAGACGACGATAACCCATTACTCTCACTCCTTGACTCTGACGAAGAGGATACGAGTACCATCTCCTTCATCCCCGGGCTAGACGACGAAGATGAAGATAAGAGCGGCAAGAAGGCTGCAGTAAACGCTGATAGCAGCGCACTTACGGAGCGTTTGGACCGTTTAGAACGCGAAAATGAGCAATTAAAGTCACGAGTACCGGCAGTTCCTCAACCCATCCAGTACGCGCCAGTTCCGGTTCCTCAGTACTCATCCGGTCTATTCCCGAGTAACTCGAACCAAGATGCTGCAGCCGCTGAAGTGAACCGCCTCAATGAGGCTTTTGCTCGTAACCCTGGGGAGGCCCTTCGTGAAGTGTACCTGCGCGGGCAACAAGCAGCGGAAGAGGCGCAGAAAAGAAATCTTGTTCCAGTTGCGATTCAAAATGCTCGCTTCGCCATCAACCAGTTTGTTACAGCGAGTGGGATGGATGCCGAAACTAGAGCAGAGTTTAATAAGCTCGTGGGTGAGTTTACTCCAGAACAACTAGCTCAGGCCGATCCGACACGGATCGAAGGCCAGCTAGACTACGTGCGAAAGATTGCTAGAGCAAACGTCATCGAGGAGAAGGAGAAGGCAAACAAGCGGTCTCAGAATCCTCCTCCACTCGGTTCGAGTAGTGGTTCAGCTGGTAAGGGATCTCCGGTCTCTGTGAAGTTGAACAGACAGCAAAAAGCCACCTGGGACCTAGGAAAAGCTCAAGGCCTTTCCGACAAAGACCTTTACAAGATGTACAAAGAAGGAGAGCTTGACTAGTGTCCGCTAAGAAGAAGTCCCCCTACCTTCCCCAAGATGTGAATGATCAGATCAAGGATCTCCGAGCAAATAAGGAATCCATCCCCTCTGGCCAACGTGTCTCACTCCCGAACGGGAAGTTTGCTAATCTGGAAGACCTCATCGACGTTGAGATGCGTCCGGGTAACCACACGGCAATCTTCTCTGATACAGCTCGCTTCCTTAAGAATCCCAGCCCGGGTTGTATGTACGCCTGGGTGGACTGTTCGAAGAAGAATGAAGCAGCGATCATGGGTAAAGTCCGCTCGAAGATGTACCGTATCGTAACCGCTGATGAGTTTGATGAGACTGCTGACGTTCCGATTGCGACCCATAAGATGGCTGGCCAAGATTGCGTCGTTGTGTACGATGTTGTCCTCGTAGAGATCCAACCACGAGCGATTAAGGAACTTTACAAGTACCGTGAAGCCATGGCGATCCGTAAAACAATCCGCAACGAGGCTTTCGAAAGTCTCCGTTCAAAGATCAGTTCACAAATGGAAGGACGAGCTTCAGTAGAGCTGGAGTTCAAAGAAATTCAGTAAACCAGTCACAAAATAGCCTTAAAAGAGCCTGTAGGCTCTTTTTTGCTTGCTTTTATCGTGTGGAAATTGTACGATCAGTGTACAAACTTTTCTACTCGAAGGGTATTTATGCCAGTAACGTATTCGGCTCAGCAGCCGATTGTGCAATCGGTAGCCGGACAGACCGGCGTAGTGCCGCTTCGCTCATTCACTGCTTCGTCCACCTGCCACGATGGAGACATCGTTGTCCTCTCTGCAGGAGCCATTGCTCCGGCAACCGCGAACGTCGCGACCGGTATCGCCGGTGTCGCGGCTCATGACTCTCGTGCTAACTACGGTGGCGAAGCTAACGCAGCTGCGTATGCTCCGCAAGATGTTTTCGGTATCTCCCAGGTTGGAACACTCCTTCCTCTGTCGCCGGGACAGACCCTTGTTGCACAGATCATAACCTCTGACCTAGTAGTCATGAACCTGACGGCAACGACCGGTTGGGTCTCAGGTGGATCACAGCAAGCGAATATTGGAACCCTGGTCGGTTTGGCAATCGACGGTACGACTGGGAACTACGTCGCTGATCCGACGGCCTCAAACAAGGTCGCAATCATCGTTAGTAAGCCTCTCGGCCCGTTCGCTGGGGGTGCCGATGATGTTGGCAACCTAGGTGCTCCGGTCGGTCTGAACTTTCTCCAGGCGTCACTGGTGTAAGGAGTAAATCATGGGATCAATTATCAACACCAGGACCTTCTTCAACGCTCAATCGAAGCTGTTGAACAAACTGTACACGAACTCGGCTCCGTTTAAGCCGCTTCGTTACCCGTCGGTTTTCAATAACTATCAGGGTGATAAGGAACGTCAGTTCTTCCAGGCACAAAGCCTTGTCGCTTTCGGAACTCTTTCAGAGAAGACTGAAGGAGCCGTTCCGTCGGTGGACTTCGCGAAGGAAGGCGTCCTGAGCATGTTCCCGTACGTGTCATATGCTCTTCGTTACATCGTGACGAAGGAAATGACCCGTGAAGATGCCAAGCACATCATCCCGAAGCTTCCCGGACAACTTCGTTACTCCTCGGATCAGACGAAGGAATTCTTGTTCTGGAACGTCTTCAACCTTGCGTTTAACACCGCAGTCACCCTGGCCGACGGTCAACCGCTGTGCTCCAGCTCTCACCCGTTGCAAGGACAGAGTTCACAGCCGGGAATTACGACCTACAGTAACTACCTAGGTGCAGTCTCACTCACCACTGACACGCTTCAGCAAGCGTTCGTCCTTATGGGCGACATTCCCGATGACCGTGGCCTCATCAGCTCACGTACTCCTCAACAGTTGATCTACCCGTTAGGGTTGGATCAAGCCGCGAAGGAGACCCTGAACTCCAGCTACTACCCGACTTCTGACGAAAATCGCGTCAATGTCGTTGCTGGATCAGTGGAGTGTATGCCGATTGAGTATCTTACCGCAAACGGCAATGGTCCGTTCCCGTGGTTCGTGCTCGCTGGTAAGGGTGAACCTGGCTCCGATGCTCACTCCGTCTTCTGCGACGTGAAATGGGATGAACAACGCTCCTACGTTGATGATCCTACCATGTCAATGATCCAAGAAACTGAGTTCCGCGCAGTCTGGGGCGCGATTGATGCCCGTGGCGTAGTCGGAAGCGCAGGCGCATAAAACTAACCCGTCACTCATCCTAGAAGCCCACCTTTCGGTGGGCTTTTTCTTTTGTACGTTCATTTCGTCCGAAATATATGGTAAAATTAGGACAACTTAGCAGGTGCCGTCGATAAAGTCTAAGACCTCCTGCTTCTCTCGAATAAGGACAGAGAATGAGTATCATCAAGTCAAAGCGTCGTCGCCCATCATCTTTAGGATACAACTCTTGGAGTAGCATCCAGTTTGGTAACGAAAACGCGTTAGTCACTCCGGGGACGGTCTATGCACAACCTTTAGGGCTGAACTACAAGTTTACCCACCTTACGTACGGTATCTACCAGCCTACGCTTACTCCCGGCATTACCGGAGTAATCAACGTTCGCAGTGGGTCGAGCAACTTTGCGGTTCCGACGATCAACACATCGTACGGGTACTTTGACATTGGTGGGACCTATGCTGCTGGAGACAAGTTGACACTCACGCTATCGAGTGTGCCGTTCGTTTACACGGTCACAGGCCGAGATACGACGAAAACTATTCTCCTGGGGAACATGGCAGCGGCTCTAAACTCAAATCCGCTGTTCAATAGCACCTGGATCTGCAACACGCTCGGTGTTGAGATGGTGATCCAACCTCTCGCCTATAACACCACAACGTATGTGTATTCTATCGCTGTTCAAAGTGCAGCGGGTACCGCTACTGCTGGTGGGGCTGTTATGGTTGCTGGTTCAGGCCTTCCGACGTTCACGGCACAGGCCGGACATCTTACGGGTACCGTGTTCGCTACGAAGAACTTCGATGCAATCTGGCCCGCAAATTCGTCAGTTGTCCTGACTTCCACTAATAACGGTCCTATTGGGGCCTGGGGTGGCCTGGTTACACTGTACGGTGTACCGGTCGATAACCACATCATGCAACCTCAAGCTGCAAATGGCATCTTCCTCCCCGGCCCGAACATCCTTTAGGAGTTTGTAATGGGATCGAACCGCACTACGATAGGTAACGCTGGCGGGATCAACCTCTTCACGTTTACAGCAGCAGGCCAGGATTCTGGCCCGTTGCTGTACTCCGTGAGTGCTGCCGGTAATAAGCCTCATAACCTCAGCCTCGTACGTGGATGTACTGAGTTCACCTTCGGTCTAACTGGGGCGGGCACAGGGCTTCTGATTACGTTGTACTTCACGACGGATCTCGCTACTGCCGCTGGCACCTCCGCAAATCCCGTCTGGTTCTTGGCACCTGCTCCCTCTACTGAAGCATCGGCTCAGTGGAGCAACCCGATGACGAATGTTGTCGGTTCAAACGCATGTCACTTTAAAGCGAACGCAATCGCGTTTCGCGCAACTTCAGAAGTAGACCCGAGTGGAGCCCCATTAGCGGGATCGACTGGTCTGCAGATGCTTGCGGGGTTTTAGTCCATGGCAATGTCAGAACAAGAAAAAGCAGTCCAGAATGTCAAAGATCCTGCTGCACGTAAGCAAGCGTACTACAAGCTTCAACGTGAACATGCAGAGGAAACTGGTGATACCGGGACTGTTAATCGCATTTCGTCAAAGGGTTACAAGGCTAAGACTGGCGGAGATCCTGAACAGGTAAATCACCGCATTCTTGGTGCTGTTGGAGACGTTGTTGGCGCTGGTGAAGGCGCTCTCTTAGCTGGTGGTGCCCGCATGGCTGCACGTGCTGCAGCTAAAAAGGGAGCAGCAGACTTGATTCCGAGAGCTTCAGAAGCTCTTGGTTCAGCAGGACGTGCGATTGGTTCCAGAATACGCTCAGCTATCGGTAACAAAGGCCAAAAAGCTCTTGGTAAAACCACTGGGCGTCTTGCGAGCAAAGGAACAGCGAAAGCATTGACGGGAGAAGCCTCGCCTATGCGGAATGTTACCCCTGCTAAACCGAAACCCAAGGCTCAGTTTGAATCTTCTGGTGCTCGTAAGGGCACGAAGCTCTCAAAAGAAGACCAGAGACGTAGTTTGCAGACGCAACCACATCAAGAGAGGCGTGCTTTACCTCCTGCTTCTAGTAGAACGAGTGGTATATCCCAGGCTGATGCAAGACAGATGCGTAAGGTTGAACGTGATAGCGGTGCTCCCCAACCTACGCCAAAGAACAAAGGCAAGGCAAAGGCTGAACCGAAGAGTAAGATCAAGAATCCGACTCTGAGGAACGCTATTGAACATCGTGGAGGAGATACCGACTTCCACACCCCGCGTCGTCGTGCAGAGCGTGCCGCAGGTACCATTGGTAAGGGACTCAAGAAACTCGGTAAAAAACTCACTACGAATGTAGGATCTGAGGATTTCAGGAAAGCCTAATGAATCTTGGCGACATGATAAATTCCTTTAGGAGCAGATACGGCGAGCAGAGTACTCGCCGTTTTAATAATTCCATCCTGACAGGATATGCCAATGATGCTCAGATCCAGCTTGCCTACGAAGTAGACCACCCCGAAGGAACGCTCACAATCCCCTGTGTGGACAACCAGCAAGAATATCAGCTACCACAACTCATGAAGATTCTTCGGGCATATGTTATAGGACCGGGAAATTTTAAACAAGAACTCCGTGGTACGGATATTTTTACGCTAGAAGGTGACATATTGCATCAATATGACAACACTTCTGGCGTTATCGTCAATCAACCGAATCAGTCCTCGCAGTTCTTCGCGCAACCGCCTGCTGCGTATCCTGTGCAGAACGTCGGCTTCTCTGGTCGTGGTAGTGGGCCGATACCGACAAACAGCGCCTGGTCATTAAACTCTCGGCCTGCATACTACGAGCGTGGTGGGTACATTGGTATCGTTCCGGCTCCTATATCGTCAACATACAGCATCGTTGTTGACTTCATCCCAGCTCCTCCCGTCTTGAATCTCTTGACGGATCTTTCGTTGTTCCCGGATCTCTTTAAGGATGCGATTGTCTGGAAGATGATCTCTTATGCTCGGTATAGCGATAACCAGAGTAATTACAAGGATGCCGAGTTCATGTATCAAGACCAGATGGCGAACAAGATTCGCCCCTGGCTTGATCGTCAACAGGCTACAAAACCGAAAACATTCGTTCCTCGTACGGTTCGTTCAATGTTTCGTGGAGGCTGGAGAAGATAATGCCTGATCCCGTATATTTCCCATTCGGATCACTTGCTCAAGCTTCTGGGCAGCAAGTGTACCCTTACGATGTCATCATAAACGAAGCATATCCTGGCCTTGTGCTCGCTCCCACCGAACCGAGCAGTGTGTATTCCGCCCTTCGTGAGGTATCAGGGTGTGTCTGGTGGGTCCTAAATGCGGATTTTAACGACAATACAGCGCAGTGGGAGCAGGATAGTCCGACGAATCCTAGTCTTCCTGCTTATGCTCTTGAGCAGTGTCAGAACGGGTACCTTACTCGATATGTTGCTGCTGCTACTGTCATCCCTGGCACGGCCATAACGTGGATTCCTGTCTGGACGATTGACTCCAATGGATACCAAGTTATCGAGCCGAAGACTGCTACAAATGCAGCTCAAGTAGCTCAGGATATTGTTGTTACTTGGAACGCTGGGTCTTCATCGCAGATGAGTGCCGTAGAGTTGAACATCACCGACACGTCCTCTGCAGCTACCTCATTCATCCAAAACGAGATTGTGT